TCATGTTTCTTGTCATACTTGGCCTGAATTTGGTCGAATGAACGCAGATTTCTTCACTTGCGGCGAAAAAGACCCAAGAATTTGTGCTAAATATATTATTAACGCTTTAGAATCAGAAAAATATCGAATTCGAGTCGTAAAAAGATAAAAAAAGCGGTATAAATAAAAACAGGAAACTTTTTGTGTAAATAGTGGCTTCTAGGGTATTCAAAGATATCAACTTATCCTTCAAACGTCATCCTGTGACGAATGATGTAGTGACAATTTCTAATGAAGATGCGATTAAAAGGTCTGTAAAGAATATAGTTTTTACAATTCTTGGTGAAAAACCATTTGATCCCTTTTTTGGTTCAGTAGTTAACGAATCTTTGTTTGATTTAAACACTAATTTAAGTGAAATACGAATTTCAGATGAAATTAAGTCATCTTTGCTTAATTATGAACCAAGAATTGATAATGTTACTGTATATGTGACAGTATCAGCAGATTCAAATGAAATGAATTGCACAGTTCAATATGATATTGTTGGTATTCCAGCTCCAACACAAGAAGTAGACGTTCTCCTTTTCCCAGCTAGAGTATAATGGCTTTCGGTCAATACGTTAATTTAGATTTCGATCAAATCAAGATCTCCATCAGAGATTATCTGAAGGCGAATACAAATTTTACTGATTATGATTTTGAAGGATCGAACCTTTCAATAATTATTGACGCATTAGCATATAATACATACACGACTGCTTATAATACAAATATGGCAGCAAATGAGTGTTTTCTTGATTCCGCTACACTTCGAGAAAACGTCGTTGCACTTGCCAGAAACATTGGTTACGTTCCAAGATCTCGTAGATCCGCAAGAGCAAGAATATCTTTCACTGTAAGTGGTCTTACAGAGACTGCAACATTAACATTGAATTCTGGAATCGTTTGTAATGGTTCTGGAGAAAACTCAAACTACATTTTCTGTATTCCAGAGGATATCACAGTTTCAGTTACAAATGGAGTTGCTGAGTTTAACAATATTGAAATTTTTGAAGGAAATTTCGTATCACAAAACTTTACAGTTGATACTTCTTTGTTTAATCAAAGATATATTCTTGAAAATTCATTTGTTGACACCTCTACAATCAAAGTCAAAGTTAAACCATCAGAATCATCAACTGCAATTGTTAATTACAAACAAATTGACAACATAATTGGAATCACATCAACATCTTCTTCATACTTATTACAAGAAATTGAAGATGAAAGGTATGAATTAATTTTTGGTGATAATGTAATCGGTAAAAAGTTATCAAATGGTAATTTTATCACAGCTTCATACATCGTAAGTGACGGAAAAGATGGAAATGGTGCTTCTGAGTTTAGTTTTGTAGGAAATATTACAAATCAAGATGGTGCTGCGATTAATCCAGACACTATTTCGTTAGTTACCACAGAAGAGAAGTCAAGAGATGGTGATGACATTGAATCTATCTCTTCAATTAAGTATTATGCACCTCGAATTTACTCATCTCAGTATCGTGCAGTTACGGCATCCGATTTTGAGTCAGTTTTAGCGTATATTTACCCAAATGTTGAGTCTGTAACTGCTTATGGTGGTGAAGAACTGAGTCCACCTCGTTTTGGAAGAGTTTTTATATCCGTAAAACCTCGAAATGGTGATTTTTTATCTGATCAAACGAAAAGAGACTTAATTCAAAAGTTAAAAAGTTACGCAGTCGCTGGAATTGTTCCAGAATTCATAGATTTAAAATATTTGTATGTTGAAATACAAACATCTGCATATTATAATACAAATTTAAATAATGATCCAGATAATTTAAAAACTAGCATTTCAAATGCACTTACACAATACTCTAGATCAATCGATGTCAATAAATTTGGTGGTAGATTTAAGTATAGTAAGGCAGTAACTCTAATTGACTCTGTTGATTCATCAATTACGTCAAATATCACTAGAGTCTTAATTAGAAGAAACTTAATAGCAGAAATTAGTAAGTTTGCTCAATATGAAGTGTGTTTTGGAAATATGTTCCATGTTCAAGAGAAATCTTATAATGTTGTTTCAACTGGATTTAGAATTCAAGGTGTTGCTGGAACTGTTTATCTTGCTGATGAGTCAATTGATCGAGATAAAGGTCGAATTTTCTTCTTTACATACACAGAGGGGGGAACTCCTGTTGTAGTTAAGAAAAATGCAGGGACAGTTGATTATATGCATGGTGAAATACTTATAGATACTGTAAATATACTTTCAACAGTAATTGCAAACAACGTTATTGAAATTCAAGCAATTCCTCATTCAAATGACGTAGTTGGACTGAATGATTTATATGTTAAATTTGATATGTCAAATACAAACATTAAAGTTGTTCAAGATCTAATCGCATCAGGTGAAAATACATCTGGATCAAGATTTGTTCACGTTCACAGTTACTATACACCAACTTATACTCGAAATTCAAGTTCTCCAGTGTCAACCACCGATTCAGTTCTTCCATCAACTGCTTCTTCAACAACGACAACAACTTCGTCAGGTACGACATATACTTCGGCCATGACAACTTCAACAACAACATCTACTCCATCCACATCAAGTGGTGGATCTAGTTCTGGCGGCGGATATTAATGATAGATACCTCAATTCAAAGAGTCGAAATCAATCAGGTAATTGAAAATCAGTTACCTGAGTTTGTTCAGGCTGAAAGTCCACTTTTTGTGGATTTTATGAAACAATATTATATCTCCCAAGAATATCAGGGTGGATCAATCAATATTGCTGAGAATCTTGACAGATATACTAAATTACAAACATATGTCGGCGCTGCACTTACAGAATATACTGGATTATCAACAAATACAGAATCATATTCAGACACAATCTTTGTAGATTCTACAAAAGGTTATCCGAGTAAGTATGGATTGCTTAAAATAGATGATGAGATCATTACATACACAGGTATCGGAACAACGTCCTTTACAGGGTGTGTAAGAGGGTTTAGTGGTGTTGATGCAATGGATCAGCCTACTCGCCCTGATTTGTTATCTTTTAATACAAGCACTGGTGTTGCACATACTGGTGGAACAAAAGTTTTTAATTTATCAAATCTTTTCATTCGTGATTTCTTTAAAAAACTTAAAACTACCTTTGCAAGTGGATTTGAACAAAGAAAATTTGATAGTGATTTAGATCAAGTTAAGTTTATTCGACAAGTTAAAGATTTTTATAGAACAAAAGGAACTGATGAGTCATATAAAATTTTATTTCGAGCTTTATATGGTGAAGAAGTTAATATTATTAAACCATCTGAGTTTTTAATCAAACCTTCAGATGCAGATTATGGATTTGCACAAGATTTTGTAGTCAAAGCAATCACAGGGGATCCAAGAAATTTAAAAGGATCAACACTTTTCCAAGATTTAGATAAGAACGATAAAACCATTCTTGGTGCTTCTGGTGCGATATCTGATGTAAAAGATTTTATTGTTGATGGAGATCATTATTATCAGATAAGTATATCAAAAGATTCAATAGAAGGTCATTTTAAAGTTCCAGGCAGAACTCGTATCACTGATCCAATTTCGATTGGTTCAACTGTGATGACAGTTGATACTACAGTTGGATTTCCTACAAGCGGTTCATTGTCATTACCAACAGCTACAACTGCTGGTGTTGTAACTTATACAAGTAAAACCGCAAATCAATTCTTAGGAATATCATCAGCTGTAGATACTCAGAGTATTGGTGATGATGTTAGATATAACAATGTCGCTTATGGTTATTCATTCGCAAGTGGAACAAATAAGATCAAGGTTTTAATTACTGGTGTTCTTAAGGATTTTCCAATTCCAAAAGAAACTTATTACTTTAACAAAGGAGATAAAGTTAGAGTTGGTACTTTTGGTATTAACAAAAGTTCTGAGGACTCTAATTTCGGATCTTGGATTTATAATACAACTGTAAAACAAACTCCAAAGACTGTTACTAAAGTATCATCAAGTAGTTTTAATATTGTTACTCAATCAGACCATAAGTTATTAGAAGAAGACTCGGTTGAGGTTTTAGATGCCAATTCAAATGTAATTGGATTAGGTCGTGTTCTTAGTACAATTAACAGTTCTACTTTAATATTAGGTGATTTGCCTGGCGTTAATGAATTTACCATCGCATTTATAAGAAGAAAAATAAAAAGAGGTAATAGTTCTCTTCATGATAATATTACAAAATACACTGTTGATGTTCAAAACGTTTATGAAGAATCGAATGATAGAATGTATGTCGCTTCCCCATCATTACCAAGTTTAGGTAATGAACCTATAGTAGCGCCAGATCGGTCTATAACGTGGACTGGCGCCACTGGCGGAGACGTTATACAATTGATACAGGTTACAGAGGGTGCTGCTGATCATGGATTCTACTCTGGAGAGGTGGTAACATATAACGCCATTAGTGGTTTCTTAGGTCAATTAATTGATGGAAACAATTACTTTATAAGTCGTGTTGATTCTAATAATATTCGTCTTGCAAACTCACTACCTGATTTGATTAATGAAAACTTTGTAAATGCAACAGGAAATGGAACTTTTAAAATATCAGTTCCAGAATTAGCAAATAAAAAATTAGATCATCAAAAATTACTAAAGAGGATTCCGTTAACACCTTCATTTGACGGTAATCAGTATCAAACTATACCAGGCACTACTGGAATATTGGTAAATGGAACTGAAATATCTAATTATAAATCGGGTGATGTTATTCAATTTGGTGGTGTAGAGTCAATTGATGTATTAGGAGGAGGATCTGGATATGATATTATTAATCCACCAAAAATCACTGTTGAAAGTTTAGCTGGTATTGGAGTGAGTGCCACACCTGTGATAAAAGGTCAAATTGATAGAATTGACATTATAGATCCAGGCTTTGATTACACCGAACCTCCAGTTGTTCAAATTACAGGTGGTAATGGTAAAAACGCAGTTTTAAGATCGAGACTAAGACAGATAGATCATTTTGTTGACTTTGACGCATCTTCAACTGGTAACGCAATCAATATTTCAGAAGACACTATTGGATTTGGAACATTTCATAAGTTCCGTGATGGAGAAGCTGTAATTTATAAAACATTCAATACAGGTGCGATTGGTATTGCAAGTGCTGGAATCACAACAACTGGAATACAAGAAACTCCAGATCAAAGACTTGTTGATGAATCTATCTACTTTGTATCAAGAGTGAATGCATCAACAGTTAAACTAGCAAATACAAAAAATGATGCTTTAACAAAATCAAATCTAATTAATATCACAGGTTTTGCAGATGGATCTCAAAGACTCCAAAGTTTAAACAAAAAATTAGTTTTAGGTGATATTATTGTACAAAATCCTGGCGAAGGATTTGAAAACAAAAGAAGATTAATTCCTACCGCTGGTATTAACACATATTCAGATTTTATTGAATATACAAATCATGGATTTGAAGACGGTGAAATAATTAGGTACTCAAATAATGAAGTTAATATTGGTGGTCTTGACACAGATCAAGATTATTATGTCATAAAAGTAAATGATAGTCAATTTAGATTGGCAGCTGCTGGCATTGGAACTACTTTATCAAATGCAAATTATTTGAGTAAACAATTTGTAGGACTCACATCTGTTGGATCAGGAGAACACATATTTAACTATCCACCAATTCAAGTTTCCATAAAGGGAATTATAGGTATTAACACATCTGGTGGTGAGGGTGAAGACTATAATGCAATTGTAAATCCTATTGTAAGGGGTTCTATTACCTCTGTAAACGTTGAAAAGGCGGGAATAGGTTATGGTGCATCCACGACGTTTAATTTTAGTATTCCTCCATCTGTAAGAGTTTCTTCTGGTTCTTCATCAGAATATAAAGCTATTGTTACAAATGGAAAAATACAATCTGTAATTGTAACTCGTTCTGGTGGTGAATATACATCCACTCCAGATTTAACAATTTTGGGAGATGGTGTAGGTGCAAAATTAGTGTCATCAATTAAAAATGGAAGAGTTGATTCTGTTACAGTTAAAAA